CAAATTACGCACTTCGGGTGTTTGATTTTGCAAAAGATAATAAGTACGCAAAAAAATTGATTGATGATTTTTTCGAAGCCCCTAATTCAAACAATATGTTTTGCTTATTTCTCGATTTGTTATTACCTATGGCGGCTGGGGTCGCCATCGACGAGGAAGAACTGAGGGAAAAAGCGATACACTCATCGACAAGAGAACATGCAAAATATTTGTTGCAAGATGCAAAAAAGCGACGTGCTGAATTAGAAAAAAGGGGATAAACAAAATGACCGAGTACATAACAATACAGGATTTTGCAAACAAGTCAGGGCTAAGCAGACAAACAGTTTACAGAAAATTGGACAGCGAATGGAACAAGTATTACAAGGAAGAAAACGGCAAAAAACTCATATCTGTAGAAGCGTTGGGCGAGGTTTTAAAAAACAAAACCGAAGATGATGTGTCAAAAAAACATGTACCAGAATTACATATGTCACTTTGCGACAGCTTGCTGGAACAGCTCAAAATTAAGGACGAGCAAATCAGAGCATTAACAAAAGCGGTTTTGGACAGTCAAAACTCGGAAACAATCAAGAGTTTGACGTTACAATTACAAGCCAAAGACGAACAAATTAAGTCGTTAACCGAAGCTTTGAAGGCGGAGCAAAATTTGTCGAGCCAAGCCCACATGTTACATGCTGGAACAATGCAAGCGTTGCCTGAAAAAACAAAAACAACTAAGAAATTTTTCGGGTTGTTCAGAAAAAACAAATAAAAAATTGCCACGTCGGAGAGGTTGATAAAATGACAATATTGGTCACTGGTGGGGCTGGGTATATAGGCAGCCACACCTGCGTTAAATTGTTGGAAAAGGGCTACGATATTATCGTAGTCGACAATTATTGCAACAGTTCGGAAAAGGTTTTACAACGCATAAAAAAACTAACCGGAAAAGACTTCAAGGCTTACAACGCCGATTTACGTGAGGAACACAATCTAGAACAGGTGTTTTCGGAGAACAAAATAGATGCCGTCATACATTTCGCCGGTTTAAAAGCAGTCGGAGAATCGTACAAAAAACCGCTAGAATATTACGAAAACAATGTTCTGGGAGCAATATCGCTACTAAAAACAATGAAAAAATTCGGCGTAAAAAAAATAGTGTTTAGTTCATCGGCGACCGTTTACGAGGGGAACGTTATACCGTATGTAGAAAACATGAAAACAGGAAACGTTTCAAATCCGTACGGAAAAACAAAATATATCGTAGAAGAAATTTTGAAAGATATCTATAACTCGGACAAACAATGGCGGATAATGATTTTAAGATATTTCAATCCTATCGGTGCACACAAAAGCGGAATGCTGGGAGAAAATCCGAAAGGTATACCAAACAATTTAATGCCGTATATTTTGGACGTGGCAACAGAAAAATTGCCTATGTTGACTGTTTACGGCAACGACTACCCAACACATGACGGAACATGCATCAGGGATTATGTTCATATAGAGGACTTGGCGGAAGGACACATAAAAGCACTGCAAAATATAGATTTCTTGGACGGCGTCGGTATATACAATCTAGGCTGCGGCAAAGGCAACAGTGTTCTGGAAATTATAAAAGCGTTCGAAAATAAATCTGGGCTAAAAATAAATTATAAAATAGGCAATAGGCGGAAAGGCGATTTGCCTGAATTTTATGCCGACGTATCTAAGGCAAAAAAAGAGCTGGGCTGGACGGTAAAAAATGACATAAACAAAATGTGCGAAGATGCGTGGCGGTGGAGAAAACAAAATCCAAACGGGTATGAAAATTAAAAACAGCAAATAAAAAATTGCCACGTCAGAAAAGGACGTGGCAAAATACTTATCTCGTCATATATTATATGTCGATTTTTAAAAAATATCAACAAAAATTTTAATTTTTTTCAAGAAAAGTGTTGACAAAATGGGTTCATTATGGTATAATATATATATAAGGTCAAGGATACAAAATAAAAAAATTCGGAGGTACAAACATGAACATCGAAAAACTAGAAACAATATACGAGATACTGGAAGATACCAAAAAATACAGACCAGGCGAATGGGGCGTTTTGAGAAGTAAAACTCTGAAAGAAAATAACATTTCGGTTGCGTTTTGGTGGGCTTTTGAGTTTAAACAATCTAACAATCTAGAATTGATAGACATTGCAAATTGGTTATGTTTCACCAACCTAGACAGCGTAATTGAAAACATAAAAAGGTTCGGCATAAAAGAGTTTACAGTGGCGTACGATTTTGAAAAAAACGATTATGGGCGTAAAAAATTCGAAGAGATAGTTGATTTAGGCTGCAGAGCGGTTGGACGAGTAAAAATTAAAAAATACGACCGTGAAGTATACGCTACAAAATTTAAGGTGGGCGAATAGCCCACCAACTGAAAGGGGAAACAAAATGAAGATTGAATTTTTAGAAAACCTATATGAACAACTCGAAAAGATTAAGAAAACCACACCTTCGAAATACCACAACACAGTGCTGGAGAAATTAAAGGAAAACAGAATCGGTACACTGTTCTGGATAGCCTACAAGCAAAGCCGTGATTTAGAATTGCTCGATTTTGATTTTGTAATGGACGAGAGTTTAATCGGCGGAGCGGTGCTAAGTATGAGGATATTCGGCATAAAAGAATTTACGGTGTCAATACAAGGGAATAATGCCATAAAAGTACTCAAAAAATTCGTTGATTCTGGGTGTGAAATAACAGGCGTAACAACAATCAAATTATTCAGAGAATATCCAGCAATAAAATTGCGTGTTTTGGATTAAATAAAAGGGGGTGAATAGTATATGGAAACAGGGGATTTAATAACAACAATCGGAATAAATGAAGCAATAAAAAGCGATGAAATTTTCGAAAACGAGCTTCGGAAATGCTGGGATAGGTATATCAATCTAGACTGGGGCGAAATTGATGATTACGACAAATCAGTAAATGAAGAAGCACTAGAAATAGGCGAAAGAATTTTTGCTAAGTACGAAACAACAAAGGGCGATATATTCATAATTACCGAACGTGACAGAAGTTGTACAACAATTCTGTTCGCCAACGAGTATTAAAGTAAGGAGGTGTAAAAACATGATTAAAAAAATCATATGTAGTTTATTTGCAATCGGAATTTTGGTTGCTCCAATTGCAGAAGCTAGGGGCTGCAGAGTAAGAGGTCATTTCAGACATTACAGAAGCGGTGCTGTGACCTATGTGAGAAGTCATAGGCGTGCAAGATAAAAATATGTTTACAATCTGGGTTGATTGTAATATAATAATAGTAGTACGATTTTTCGTACTACTATTTTAAAAAAGGAGATGTTTTTCGGTGACGAGCGTAAATATATCTAAGCTAAGGGATAACCTGTACAATTATGTAGACGGCGTTTTAAATTACGGCGACAACCTAGAAGTGAGGACAAAACAAGGCAACATCGTAATGATGAGTGAAGAAGAATATAACGGACTAACAGAAACGCTATATTTGATGAGTTTTCCAGCAACAGCAAAGGAAATAAAAGAGGGGCTGGAAACGCCGCTGGCGGAATGCATAAGCGAAGATGAGGTCAATTGGTGATGTACAAAATTTTTTACACAAAACATGCGTTAAAACAAATTGAGAAAAAAACAAAAAACACTCAATTCGAAAACAAAACAAAACAGTTGATTGAGATTATAAAAAATAATCCGTATCAAATACCGCCACCATATGAAAAATTATCAGGAGATTTTAAAGGGGCATATTCCAGACGGATAAACATAAAACATCGGTTAGTGTATGAAGTTTTCGAAGAATTAAAGGCAATTAAAATCGTGAGCGTTTGGACGCATTATGAATTATAAAATAATTGCCAGCGGTAGTTCGGGTAACGCTATTTTGCTCGAAAACGGCGTGTTGTTGGATTGTGGATTGCCATTCAAAAAAATCGAGCCATATCTGAATGAGATAAAACTCATTTTTATCAGCCACGAACACGGCGACCATTTAAACCTAAGAACGCTAAAAAAAATAAACGAATTAAGACCTACAATACGTTTTGCGGTTGGTTTTTGGTTAAAGGATAGATTAATCGAGTCAGGAATAAACCGCTCAAATATAGACGATTTAAAGCAAAACAGAATATATGACTACAAACAATTCAAAATTTCGCCATTCGTTTTATTTCATGATGTGAAGAATTTCGGGCTTAGGGTTTTTGAAACAAAAACAAATGAAAAAATCTTTTACGCAGTCGATACTAGCACTCTAGGTCACGTGAGTGCTAAAAATTACGATTTATATCTCGTGGAAGCAAATTACGACGAGGAAATTCTCGAGGAAAACCTAAAGAAAGATTTAGAAAACTCAGGATTTAGCTACAACATGCGTGTCAAAGATACTCATTTGTCAGTACATCAGGCATCGGAATTTATTCTTGATAACATCGGGGGCAACAGCCAATATGAATTCATACACGGTTCAAAAAGGAATCTATAAAAATTATTTTTTCAATTTGCATTTATCTTCGATTTTTCGTATATTAAAATCGGTATTAAACAAAGTGCAAACCTCAAACACCTTGCGGATTGAATATTTCTTCATCAATTCTGACAGCTTTTTCTCGGCGAATGTTTTGAATTTGATATTTGGAAAATAATCCGTTACGAGCTGTTTCGAGATTTGCATTTCTAGATTTTTTAGTTTATGCTCCCACTCCATTAATTCTTCCAAGTCTAGATTAGTAGACTTGCATTGTAGGCAAATAGGAGCTATTATATATTTTCGTTTTTCTTCGTCGTAGACTGCGTCAAAGAAAACCTTGCGTTTTTTGCCACAAATTGAACATTCTAGTTCATTCACTTTACCACCACCCATTTTGATTGTATATGTATATTATAACATATTTTTAAATGTTTGTAAATGCTTTTTTCGCTATTTCGCTAAGAAAAATACATATAAAATGTGGAAATATTTTCGGCGTTGTGATATAATGAACATGTACCAAAAAATAAAAACGAAAACCCCACTACAAGTTTTCGTTTTAAAAAATTTCCAAAACTAAACAAAAACATTTAAAAAATCAATTCGAAAGACGAGAATAAATTCGAAAGGTAGAAATTAAGTTGGAAGTTAATTCGAACCAAAATTCTAAAAGGACATCAGAAGCAAATACCTGAATTTGAATAAAAAGGAAGCCTCTCAAAAAAATAAATGTTTTTGTCCACAAAATAAGTGTACTACACATTTTAAAAATTGTCAAGTGTTTTTTTGAAAATTAGTTGATTTTTTTCGACAAATCGTATAGTATAGATACGCTACAAAAACGGCGATAAAAATGTGTCGATATTGTACAACAGACACATTTTAAAAAAATTAGAGGTTTGCATTAAAAAACGGTTGGCGGTCGATAATAGAAAGGAGACAGAAAGCAATGAAAAAATTAATCAAAATAAAAAACTGCTGCGAATTGCAACAGTAATAATAATATAGACAATAATATAGATAATAATTTTTTCAAAAAAATTATCTAGAGTTATTATAGCACACTTCAAGACAAAATACAAGCGGATTTTAAAAAACTAAATCAAAATTAAAATAAAGGAGAATTTTAAAAAAATGATGACTGCGGGAAGCAACGAAAGCCAAAACTGCGTAAACAGCGAAACGATGGAAAGAGATTTCAAAGGAGTTTGGATTCCTAAACAGGTATGGTTAGACGAAAGACTGAACGCCCTCGAAAAAATAATATTGGTCGAAATAGATAGTCTGGACGGCGATGAACGTGGCTGCTATGCGAGCAATAAATATTTGGCGGAATTTTGCCAATGTAGCGAAACCAAAATATCGAAAGCAATATCTAAATTAATTGAATTAGGATATTTATACGTTCAAAATTTCGACGGAAGGCAAAGAGAATTAAGGAGCAGACTTGCAGAAAATACAAGGCAGAATAATAATTTGCAAGGCTGCCTTGCAAAAAATGCAAGGCAGAATAATAAAAAATGCAAGGCAGGGATGCAGAAAATGCAAGATAATAATATAAACAATAATATAGATAATAAAATAGACAGAAAAGAAAGAAAGAAAGAAGCGAGCAAAAATTTCGATTCAATCATTTCTGACTTCGCAAAAGGAGACAAAAAATTAGAATCGTTATTAAAAGATTTTCTGCAACTTCGGTTTATGAAAAAACAACCTGTAACAAATTCATCATTAAAAGCACTATTGGACAAGCTAAGCAAATACGCATATGATGTGTTGCCACCGATGTTTAGCGATTTAGACAATCCAGAGCGAGAATATGGGCGAACGTATTTGAAAAGGGCAGTCGTAGAAAAAAGTTTGATTAATGGATATTCGGATTTTTACAGAGTAGAAAACGAAGAAGATATAAACAAAATTTTGGAGACGTCATATGAGGAATACAAAAATACACCTATCGGAAGCGCAAGAACAAACAATGATTTTCAACTGGGCGAGGTGGAAACCTGAATTAAAATGGCTGTTCGCTATCGCTAATGGGGGCTCGAGGCATTTTCTGGAAGCGGTACACCTAAAGCAACAAGGAGTTAAAAAAGGTGTTTCGGATATGTTTTTACCACTGCCAAAAGGCAGCTATTCGGGATTATTCATCGAGTTAAAGGTCGGTAAAAATAAACCGACTAAGGAGCAAAAAGAATTTATCGAATACGCAAACAAGGTCGGTTATCTAGCTAAAGTATGCTACGGACACCAAGAAGCAATTTCGCTTATAGAAAAATATTTAAATTTAAAATCAGAGCGAGAGATGTAAGGAATTGAACAGAATTAGCTCATTTTTGAGAGAAAACACAAAAAAGGTTATAAATTATATTGTTGAATAAAACGCTTGAATTTGGTACATTTAAAGCTAAATAAAGAGCGGTCGGCTCTGGGGGTGTAAAAAATGGTTGAAAAATTAATGTCATTAGTTATGGTCGGGTTGTTATTGCCGACATTAATCAAAATTACAAAAGACACAGTAAAACTCATGAGGGAGGTGTGGACATGATGTTGTTATTGTTTTTGGCTGACGTTTTCGAGTGGTGGTGCCAGCCCTGGAATCTGTTGTCGGGAATTATGTCAATAATTGCACTATCTGGAACAATTCTAAACGCAGAAAGAAACAAAATCGGGTTTTTGTTTTGGCTCGTTTCAAATCTGTACATGGCAATCAGGTTTTATGCAATCGGGGAATACGCACAAATGGTTTTGTTTTTCGTTTATTTCCTGTTAGCAATCAAGGGCATAATCGTGTGGGAAGCAAAAGATAAGCAAGAAGAAAAAAACAAACAAACAGCGGAAAAGGTCAGGGAGTACATATCTAAGCATACGTGAAATAATCTAGGGGCAAAAATGCAATAATAACCTCGAACAAATTTTTTAGGGGGTTATTATATGATATTTTTTGATTTGGTTTTATGGGTTTGCGTAGTAATATTTTTAATCGGTTTAGTTTTCGTGTTTGAAGCAACGCTATCAAGCGGTTTTGGTTTTATGTTGTTAATAGGTGCTTGCGGTTATTTTTCGAGTTATTTTTGGCGTGAAGGCATGGTAATTTTCGGCGTAATGTTTGTAGTGTTTTTGATTTTGGCAATCAGATTTTTATTCGGTGAAATTTCAAAAAGTCGGGGTAAATGGAGATAAAAAGAGGTGGTGCGAATGGCGAGAAACGAGTACACGTTTGATCAGTTGCCACAGGAAAAACGCAGGGAGATAGCTAGAAACGGGGCTAAGGCTTCAAACAAAGCAAAAAAAGAAAAGAAAGAGCAATTAAAACAACGTAAATCGATTGTAGAAACACTAAAAGATGTTTTGTATACAAACGTAAAAAACAAAGCGTTACTGAAAAGATTGTCGGATAATGGTATCGAGGGCGAACAAAATTATTTGGTGGCTATGATTTCGGCGGCTATTTTGAAAAATGTCGCAAAAGGTAATTTGGCGGACGTCTTAAAATTAATCGAAGTTTTAGAGGGCTCGGCTACCGAAAAAATCGAAATCACAAATATGGATAAAACGGTTTTAGAACTCGAAACGTATTTGGCGAAAAAAAGAAAAAACAATGAGCAAACGAACTGAATATCTTGATTTATTAACGGACGAGCCTTATATTTTCGGGCAACTTCTCGGGTTTAGAGAATTAACCGAGTTACACAATAGCTGGATTAAATCAATTATGTTCGCCAAAGATGATTTTACACTTTTGGCTCATCGTGGCAGTTATAAAACAACTTGTTTAACAATCGGATTAGCAATTATTTTGATTTTAGAACCTAACTCAACGACAATATTTTTGAGAAAAACAGACGTTGACGTAAAAGAAGTTATTACTCAAATTTACAAATTGGCAAACAGCGAATTAATGCGACATATTGTAAAAACAATTTACGGCGTTGATTTAGTTTTTACTTCGGCAACAGCTTTCGCCCTCGACACAAACTTAAAAACCACAAATAAAGGTGCGAGTCAGATTGCTGGAATGGGAATTAAAACGTCTATCACAGGTAAACACGCCGACAGGGTTATAACCGACGATATCGTCAACATAAAGGATAGAATAAGCAATCCCGAAAGAGAAGCAACAAAAATTGCATATATGGAGCTTCAGAACATACGTAATCGTGGCGGTGTCATTATTAATACTGGTACAACGTGGCATAAAGACGATTGTATAGCGTTAATGCCTAATCAGACAGTTTATGATTGCTACAGTACTGGATTGATTTCGGACGAAAAAATCGTAGAAATAAAAAAGAGCATGACGCCGTCACTGTTTGCGGCAAACTATGAGTTAAAACATATCGCAAGTGATGATGTAATTTTCGATAATCCTAAAATTAATGAGGATTTAAAATTAGTTTTGGGCGGCGTGGCTCATGTCGATGCTGCGTATGGTGGTTCGGATTATACGGCGTTTACGGTATGTAAAAAAGATAAAGACAATTACTATATTTTCGGTAAATTGTGGGGCAAACACGTCGATGAGTGTATAGACGAAATCAAATTGTACATGCAAGAGCTGCGAGCAGACAAAATCTATTGTGAGGATAACGGCGACAAAGGGTATCTCGCAAAAGAATTGCGTAAAAAAGATTTAAGGGCGGTAACGTATCGAGAAAATCAAAATAAGTTTTTAAAGATAACGTCATATCTGAAAGGTGCATGGGGTAATGTGTATTTTGTCGCAGGTACGGACGACAAATACATAGAACAAATATGCGAATACAACGAATACGCAGAACATGACGACGCACCAGATAGTTTGGCGAGCGTAATCAGAAAATTGTATAAGAAAAATACAGAACCGTACAAATCGGTTCTGGGATTAATCTAAAGGGGAGATTAACATTTTAACATATCAAGATTTTTTGAAAGTAAAAGGCACAGACAAATTCAATGATTTTTTGTTGGGAGCGGTAAACGAACATAAAGCGTCGGCAGAATACAGAATTGCTAAAGACGCAGAAATGTACGACAGGGGGCGTAATGTAACAATAGAGAAATATCAGAAATATTTATTCAAAATGACTGGTGAAAAAATACCCGACGTCATAAGCCCGAATTATAAGCTAAAAAGCGGATATTTTAAACGTTTTACGACTCAATTGGTACAGTTTTTGCTAGGAAACGGCGTGACGTTTTCTGATGAAAAAATAAAAAAGAAGCTAGGCGAAAAATTCGACACAGATTTACAACATGCAGGCAAATATGCATTAATTGGTGGTGTGTCGTATGGGTTTTGGGATTTAGATAAATTGCGGATTTTCAAAACAACGGAATTTAAACCGCTAAAAGACGAAGAAAATGGAAGCATACGAGTAGGCATTAGATTTTGGCAATTAGCACCCGAAAAACCACTTCGTTTAACGTTATATGAAGATGACGGATACACAGAATATATCAAATACGACAAAGAACCGTTGCAAGAAATGGAAAACGGAGCAAAACGACCGTACAAGTTATTAGTGAAATCAACACAGGCTGACGGAACCGAAATCTATGGGGGAGAAAACTATCCTAATTTTCCTATTGTGCCGTTATATGCAAACGAGTACGGCGATAGCGAGTTGGTAGGATTAAGGGCAAGTATTGACGCATACGACCTAATTAAAAGCGGTTTTGCAAATGACTTAGACGGGCATTTATTGTATTGGTTGGTTAATAACGCAAACGGTATGGACGATGTCGACCTTGCGAGATTGGTTGAAAGATTAAAGATGTTAGGCGTGGCAGTATCGGACGACGAAGCGACAATAACGCCAAAAGAAATAAATATTCCGTACGAATCTAGAATAGCGTACCTGAACAAGCTCGACGAAGATATGTATCGGGATTTTGGGGCGGTAAAAATCGAAAGTTTATCAACAGGGAACATGACAGCGTCGCAAATAGAAACAGCGTATTTTCCATTAGAGATGAAGGCAAATGATTTTGAGTATCAGTGTATCGAATTCGTTCAGAACATTTTGAAGTTGCAGGGTGTAGATACAACACCACAGTTTAAACGTGATAAAATTTCGAACTATGCAGAAACAACATCAATGATACTACAATCGGGAACATATCTAGACCAAGAAACAGTACTTAAGAAATTGCCGTTTTTGACTCCTGACGAAGTACAAAATATCCTGAAAAAAACGCAAGAAGAAGAAGCAAGGCGGTATAAAGTAGTGAAACAAATAAGTCAAGGAAAAGGATTTAAAGAGTACGAAATCGATGTAGAGGGGGCGGACGAAAATGAAGATAGAGGGGAGCAAGAAAAAGACAAATCCGAAACTGATGAGGGAAGCCCACCAAAACGCAGACAAAATGCTATACGAAACGGAAGCGGAACTAACTGATTACTACAACGAAAAATTCAAAATAATTCAAAAACAAATGATTGATTTTTTGAGCGGTTACGAAACAGAAATAGACAAAAAATTGAAGCAGCTAACAAACAAAGAAATCACCAAGCAAGAATACAGAAACTATATTTTCGGGTTGTTATCGTCAAAAAAAGGGCAAGAGTTGTTGGATAAAATAACCGATGAAATCGCAATAATAAATAAAAACGCCGTCGAACTTTCGGAACGGCGTTTAAAAGAAATCTATATCGAAAATTATAATTCGACCGTCAAATCAATAGGGGAGAGCATTATTGAAAATTGGATATAAAACGTCAGATGGCCAAATAAGAAAAATCGTTGACAAAAATCTGATAAACGTTGTCAATTTGGCTGGCAACGGCGGTGAAGTGCCGAGTTGGGAATCGCTCGTCAAAGGAAACACTATAAAAATAGAAATCACGGACAAAATCAAAGACTATGCGTTGCCGCAAACCGTAAGGGACAAAATGAAAGATATTGAAAAAATGACGACGTATAATGATTTCGTTTCGTATTTTCAAAAAAAAGGTGTTTTGGTTGATACGGATATCAAAAAACTAAAAGGCGAATTCGCCGGAAAAGAAATATCGGTAGTAAAAGAATTAGGGCAAAAACTGGTGACCGCCTATGAGACGTATACCGCCGAGTATGGAGACAACGCATTAAATAAACTCAAAAGGATTGTGTTTTATGCTAACGACGAAACCTCAAATGCGGCGTATTATTTTAACGTTTTGGGGGAACACGACAAAAACGCTGGCACTATTAAATTTAAAGATTGGAATGTGGACGGGCGGACTATTTTTCATGAATTTGCTCATGCCTTTCAAGACTCGCAAGCTAAAACAGGCGAGGACGCACTTATTTTTTCCGACCGAATAGCAAAAAAAATAGATATTGCAGGGTTACCAAGCCCGAACACTACATGGACGGACAAAACGTTTAATGCTGAAAAAATTGCGGATATATTCGGGTATGGGTTCACGACAGGCGACGCAAAAAACGAAGGGTTTATGGAAAAGGTTAATAATTATTTGGGACATGGTGCAAATAGACTTCAACTGCCGTTTGTAGAAATAGATATCGACGAGGACAAGCGGTGGAACGCAAGAAAAATAAACGCCGAAATGCTGCAAGCGTTTGAGGACGGGGCGAGTATACCTGACATGGCGGCTAAACTCATGAAAGTCTCAGACATGAATAAAAATGCAGCTATTAGAAACGCAAGAACAATGATAACGAGTTTTGAAAATCTAGGCAGACTTAACGGCATGAGTGCAATGAAAGAAAACGGAACTATTTTAAAAAAACAATGGTTAGCAACAAATGACGGTAAAACTCGTGATGCCCACAGAGAATTAGACAGTCAAACGGCAGAGGTGGAAGAACCGTTTAAAAGTATGCTGGGCGAGATTATGTATCCAGGCGACATAAATGCAGAACCGAGCAATGTATATAATTGCCGATGTACGCTAACATATGTGATTGAGGGGTTCGAACCGACTTTGTCGCAAGATATAATAACAGTAGATGACGACACTAGCGAGATTGCTTGGACACCAAATTTTGATAGTTATGACCTGGATACGTTGCGTGACTGTATGCTCGATATCGGCAAAAAATACCGAGAAGTTGAAACTATGAGCAAAACAGAAATGATAGAAACAGCAAAGAAAGTGTGGGACAAAACTTCACGAGAAATAGGCAGGCTGGCAAAAGAAAAAAATGTCAAGCAAATATTAATTGAGTTGGAACGTGTACCATATAAATTAATACCGAGTGAATTCAATAGACCGTTAGCGTTTCAAAAATATACGTTGATGAATCTTCACGGGGATTTACCTGATGTGGTCGACGATTTGTCAAAGGTAGAGGGGGCAAAAATTTACAGAGGAGTTAGAAATTCAGCTATTTCAGGCAAAGAAATTTGTGACATGACCAAATACAACCCTAGCGGATTTGTTGGGAGCGGTATATATGGCGACGGAACATATTTTACAACAAGAGCTGAAATAGCGAAGAAATACGGAACGGACGGATTTATAGAAGCTAAAATAAAACCTACAGCAAAAGTGATAGACATAGAAGAAATTAACACTGCAATAATTAATGGGGAAGTCGATATGTCGGTGTGGGGGGTGGTAAACGGATATGACGTAATAAAAATACCGCTAGAAGACGGCGAAATTTATTACAACGTTTTGAAAAGGAGTTGCCTATGGATAAAAAAATAAAAACTATCGGCGAAAGCATAAACGAAGTGTACAACGAATATTTTAACAAAAAACCTGAAAAGCAAAGCAAAAAAGAAGGTGGAAATAGTGGCAACACAAACATACAGCACACACGGAATAACAGTAAAGTATGAAGATAACAGCGAAAAAGTGTTGCAAGCATTAAAACGAGCAACGCTAAGAGGGTTAGAAGCCTGCGGAGCGGTTGCGGAAAGTTATGCTAAGAAAGAATTATCTAAATCAAAACCGCATAAAGACGGAAGCGTAAGACCCAACGTCATAACAGGTAGATTAAGAAACAGCATATCTCATACTCTCGGCAGCAATGTAGGAAGTGAAACAGCGGTATATATCGGAACAAACGTCAGTTATGCACCGTTCGTGGAGCTAGGAACAAGAAAGTCACCTGCATATCCGTATTTAAAACCAGCAGCGACACAGCACACAGAAGAATACAGAAGCATTTTAAAAAATAGTTTAAAAAACGCATAAAAACAGCACACAACATTTCGAAATGTGGTATAATAAAGATAATAATCGAACGGCGAGGAACAGCCGACGAAGAAAAGGAGATTATAAAATGAGTTTGACACGTAAAGCATTATCAGCAATGGGGATTGAGGAAAACAAAATCGAGCAAATAATCGAAATGCATTCTGAAACCGTTAACGGTTTGAAAGACCAAATTTCAGAATACAAAGCAAAAGCCGAAAAGTTACCTCAAATATCTAAGGAGCTGGACGAACTCAAAAAATCAGCGGAAAACCCAGACGAATACAAAGCAAAGTATGAGTCAGAAAAACAAGCATTTGAAGATTTCAAGAAGAACATTGAAATCGAAAAAGCGAACAGTGCCAAAGACAAAGCGTACAGAAAGTTGTTGGAAGAAAATCACGTAAAGTCAAATAAAATCGATTTAATCATGCGAACCGTAAAATTGGATAATTTAAAGCTTGGGGACGATAACAAGCTCGAAAACAGCGAAGATTTAAATAAAGAAATCGTGAAAGACTGGTCGGAATTTATTGAAACAACAGAAGTCAAAGGCACTGACACAGCAACGCCCCCTAATCAAACGGCGGAAAGCGGTATAGATTTGGGCAGTTTGAGCATGGAGGAATACATCAAGGCAAGACAAAAAAGTTAATGAAAAAGGAGATTTAAAAAAATGGGTAATACGTTTTTAACACCGAGCGTTATCGCTCGTGAGTCACTCATGGTGCTGAGAAACAATGCAGTTATGCCAAACTTGGTACATCGTGATTATTCCAGTGAATTTGTCGCTGGTGTAGGTGACACAATCACTATCAGGAAACCTGCAAAATTTGAAGCTAAGGAATTTTCGGGAAGCATATCAGTACAGGACGCAACCGAAAGCGGAGTGCCTGTCGTAATGGACAAGCATCTTGATGTGTCATTTTCTGTAACATCGAAACAATTGTCAATGGATATTAAGGATTTTTCAGAGCAGTTGCTCGTACCTGCAATGCAAGCGTTTAATGATAAAATAGATAAATATTTAATCGGCTTGCAAGCACAGGTTGCAAACAGGGTGTCACATAGCTCTGGACTAATTGCACCGGCTGACATTATAGCAGCAAGGGAAATGCTGACAGAGTCCGCTACACCGTTAACAAATCGTAGATTGGTTATAGGGGCAAAGGCGGAAGCAAATCTGTTGAACAGCGAGCAATTCATCAGTGCTGAAAAAGTTGGAGACAACGGCACAGCGTTAAGAGAAGCGTCACTCGGACGTAAATATGGTTTTGATATTTACACAGACCAAAATATCAAAAACACAAATGGTGGTTCGATAACATTTACAGGAACGCTTGCGGTAGACGGAGCAGTAAGCGGAAGTAAGTCTGTAACAATTGACGCAACAACGTTAACAGGCACAATGAAAGCTGGGGACGTACTTTTAATCGGCGGCGAAGCATATATCGTTTCAGCAAATGCAACAGCATCATCAAACGAGATATCTGTAACAGTTGACAGAAACTTGACTTGTGACGACAATACGGCTGTAACGTATTTTGGTGCATATGTACCGTCAATCGCTTTTCATAAAAACGCAATGGCACTCGTTACCAGACCGCTTGCGTTGCCTAAAGGAGCAAAAGACGCCGCAATCGTAAATTATGACGGATTTGGATTAAGGGTAGTTTACGGTTACGACATGAACAGTAAGACAGATACAATTTCAATCGATATGCTTTGCGGCGTTAAGCTGTTAGACCAAGACCTAATCGCCGTCATAAGTGATATGAGGTAATTTATGAACAACGTATTAATGATTAAAGGTGACATGATACATTTCGTAAAAACCGAACTCGTAGAAGAATTTGAAGCTCGGGGTTGGTCGAGGGTTGATTTGAAAGAAAAAAATCAAGAAACCGAAACCAAAGAAACCACGAGAAAAAGGGCTAAAAAACAATAATAATCAGGGGGTAAAAAATGGCACTAGGGGGATACTGTGCGGATTTAAAAAATTATTTCGTCGTTGATGTGGATAAGGATATACACATCGGGGAATACACTATTTCCAATAGTGCTATTGCCCTTGATTTTCTCGTCGAAAATCAATATTTCAGGATTGTTGGAAGTAAATTCAATGACGGCGTGTATAAATACGACAACAAATTAGCGTTAACGGACGAAACATTTAAAGGTGCGATTTGGGCGATGTCAATTCCTCCCGAATTCATCGAAACAGCAAAAGAGGCAGACGATTTCTTGGCTAGTCACCCAAACGCAAACGCTATACAATCGGAGTCGTTCGGTGGGTACAGTTACACTAAGTCGAATGTTGATGCATCTAGCAATTTTGGGTATTTACCTACCGCAATAGCAAAAAAGCTGAACAGATACCGCAAAGCGAGAGTGATATAACGTGCTGTGGGAAGATTTCAAACAACAATGTAAAATGCAAACAAAAACATCTGTCGCAGACGGACAAGGTGGGTTTGTTGTAACGTTTACAGATGGTGATACATTCGACGCTAGTATTGTAAAAAACAGTAGCCCTCAAGAACGAGTGGCAGAAAAACAAGGCGTTAGTGCTACCTATACGGTAACCACACCTGAAAAGCAATTACATTATTATGATATTTTCAAACGTGTATCTGACGGAAAATTGTTTAGGGTCACTTCGAATTTTGAGGATAGCAGACCGCCAGAAAGGGCGAGTTTTGGCTTTTATCAAGTGACGGCGGAGGAATACAAATGACAAATGTAGCAAAAGCGTTATATCAATTTGCGAGTGGTTTTTCTTGGAACGCATATCCTGAAACATCAGTGCCGAGTAATGCAGAGTTACCATATATAACATATACGGTACAAGATTACAACTGGGCTGAACAAGGCATGTTACAAATGCGGTTATGGTACAACGGCGAAGATTATGAAACAATAACTTCAAAAATCGATGAAATAGGTTTGGCGGTTGATACAGGCAAAAGCGTTTTTATAGGTGATGAAAAACTCGTCATTTATAAGGGCAGCCCATTTTGCCAATTTCAGCCGTCTGATGAAACAAATCTAAAAATAGCGTATCTAAATTTCAACGTACACTATTTAACAAAATAGAGAGGGGAGCAAAACAAATGGGAGCATACAAAAGAATACCCGAAAACACGTTCAACCATCTACAAATGAATGCAGGAATTATTTGTACGTCGTTTGATGTTGGTACGGGTACAGTCGGGGGCATAGTTGGTGCTAGTACTGGTGGAATACAAATTGACGCCACACCTGAATACGAGGACATGGGCGACGATGTAGATAACTGCCCCAAAAACATGATGGAGCTAAAAACCATTAAAAGTTGGGAATGCAAAATCGCTGGTACATGGCTGACAACATCAGCTTCGGCAATGAAAGCATTAATCGGTTCGGCAACGGTAAGCGGAAACCACGTAACGTTGAAGAACAAATTAGCTAAAGAGGATTTCCAAACATATTGGTTTGTTGGAGATTACGGTGACGCTGGATTTTTGGCGGTTAGATTAGCAAACGCCCTAAACACAAGCGGTTTGTCATTAAAAACCGATGATAGCAACAAAGGGCAATTATCGTTTGAGTATCTTGGACATTACAGCATGGACGCTCAAGACGCCGTACCGTTGGAAATCTATATTCAGGATACTGTAACAACGTACCCAATTACGTACAATTTAACTAACGTAACGGCAAGCATTAAACCGATTGAAATCGGTGTTAATGGTTCGGTAGTGGCAAAATTTGAGCCAAATACCAGCTATGAATTGCCGACATCTGTAACAGTGAAGGTAGGAAGCACGACAAAAACCGAAGATACAGATTATACATGGGATAGCACAGGCGGAATATTGCATATCCTGCCGAATGTTGTCACTGGTGATGTAACAATAACAGTAACAGGAACAGCAGAATAAAAAATAAAAAAATCGAGGGGAAATGGGGTGTAATTAGCCGACCCCTCGATTTTTCAAAGTAAAGGGGAAACAAAATGAAATTATCGGAAATTAAAGGCGAAAGGTCAATAGACGTTATAGCGGAAGTGCTGGAACAAGTATCAAAAATCGCTCAGGACGAAGAAGCGTTAAAGTTCTTTACGGAAAAACCAAAAGTAGATGAAAAGGGCAATTTTCTTGAACCTATAGAAAAATTCGTCATGAAAAGAATAGGCGAAAAACTGCCGTATTTACTAAAAAATCACAAAACAGAACTATACACAATTTTCGCCGTAATGGAAAATGTGGAACTCAAAGAATACGTCGACACCGTGACGGTATCTAAAATAATAAAATCAATAGCCGACTTGTTTACAGATGAGAGTATTACATCGCTTTTTACGTCTGTGCAACCAAACGAGGGCGACAAATAGCGGTAGTTGCGTTGCATGAATCCAAATTTATTTCAATTCGTTCGTTTGTGTCATATTTGGTGGCTAAAATCAACATCGTAAACGAAAAAGAGATGTACAGAGTGTACATCGCAGAGTGTTTAAGGACAATAGTCGAAAATACAGCTAAATTCGGTGGTGGGACGGTAATTAAGAAACATTATTATGACCTCATAAATACAAACACACAGAAAAAGAAACAGAATGTTGATAATATAATCGCCAACGTTATGGCGAAAGGCGGATTAAAAATATTTGAAGCAAAAGGGGTGACAAAACAAAATGAATTTATTTGACCTATTTGCGTCATTAAGTCTAGATGCCAACAAATTCTATCAAGGATTGCAACAGGCACAGCAAGCAGCCACCAGATTTTCAAATAATCTGGTTAGTGCGTTTTCGAAAACATTTGTTAGCACAGGAAACGCACTAACAAATATCGGAAAAGGCATTTCGGGTATAGGGGACGGAATAACAGCAGCAGGGCAAAAAGCAAGTGTCGTTACTGCTGGTTTAGGCTCATTACTCGTTTCGACATTTAACAAAGCGAAATCGTTTATCGCAACATACGAATCGTCAATGGTGGTGTTTAGGCAAAAATTACAAGGCGGCGAAGAAGCAGCTAAAGACATGTATAATGCCTTGGTTGGTATAGCCAAAGGCTCGGCGTATGCACAAGAGCATATGGTGGAAGCAGGCAAAGTGTTGGTTGCTATGGGTAATGACGCTAACAAAACAAAAAAATACGTTCAGGCTGCAACCGACGCAGTGGCTGCGTTCGGCGGCACTGGTCAAGATGTAGAGGAATTGGCACATAGGTTCGCTAGAATGTCACAGCAAACAAACCTATATACAATGGATTTAAATATCCTAGCGGAAAAAGGTGTTAGGGTGTGGGATATACTCGCAACTCATTATCACAAAACCACAACCGAAATTAAGGACATGGCTCGTAAAGGCTTGTTGCCTGCAAAAGAGGGGCTCGAAATTTTAACAAACGCAATGGAAGAAACCAACGAGCAAAGCGAAATGTTCCAGTATTCCGTTGCTGGAATGGCGAAAGCATTAAAGGACGGTACATTGACAGGAACGCTAGATAGTCTAAATACAAGTTTTCGTTCGTTGTCGCTGTCGTTGCTGGATTTAGATCCACGAGAAAAAACAGGCATCGAAAATATCAAAAGGTTGAATAAAGCACTCTCGGCATTCGGAAAAGTTATGGAGAAAATCGGAAGCAAATTTTCAAAAATCGGAAAAGATTTAGGGGTTTTATTCGATAAGATTTCGGAGTCGCTCGGGGTGTTTAGCGAAAAACTAGATGCGATGCCGCAAGAAAAAGCGGACATGATAGCAACTATAATCGAAAGAATAGCAATCGCAGGCCCTGCATTGATAGCAGCAGGAAAAGGCGTTAAGATTTTCGGGAATTCTGTACAAGGCTTGGGAGCTGTATATACGGCATTCGGGAAAAGTCTAGATTTCAGCGGTGCGGTATCTGGATTCAAAAAGCTAAAAGAAAAATGCGTCGAGTGTGTACCTGCGGTTAAAAGTCTAGGTGGAGCATTTTCGAATTTGTTCGGGGCTATAAAATCAATGTTGCCGAATGTTGTCGGACTACTAAAAAACCTATGGGGCGGAATAATCAAAATAGGTGGGAAAGTGGTCAAAGTTTTATCTGACATGTTCGGCGTGTTCAAAATATTTATCGGGTACGCCAAAGAGATGTTCGGCTATATGGTGGAACCGTTCAAAAAATTGTTTTCAAGTATAGTAAAATTTCTGGCTCCTGTCGGGGAATATATAAAAACGTTTTTTTCAAAAATCGCACAGTTTGCGAGAAACGCAATTATCGTGTTTGAAATTATGTTTAATAAAATTTCAAAATTTTTGCAGCCGTTAACGAGTGCATTCCAAAAGGTATTCGGGGCGATAGGCGGAGTATTAAGCAAATTTGGTTCGACAATTCTGGGGTCGCTGGCTGGAATCGGCGGAGCGGTATTTAAAGCGTTCAGTATTACTGGAGTTGTTGCGTTGGTGGTTGCTGGGTTAGGATTACTACAACAAAATTTCACCGACAAAATTGCCGAAATATCAAATTTCTTGATGACACAAGCACCGTCTATGATACGTAATTTTGCCAACGGAATAAACGAAAGCCTACCAACATTAATGGTGGCAGGTGTTACGTTGCTAAATACAATAATCGATGTAATAGTGGTAAATCTACCGTTATTAATAGACAGCGGCATTAAAATAGTTGTAAGTCTGGTAACAGGACTCGTACAAGCATTACCTAAAATAATTTCAAAAATCGGGGATTTGCTGACTACTATCGTAAACGTAATAACCGAAAACCTACCTGCCATAATCGAAGCAGGCATGCAAATATTAGCTGCGTTAATTGTTGGGTTGGCTAATGCTTTACCTCAGTTAATACCTGCGGCGTTAGACATGATTATAACAATAGTCGTGGAATTATTAGATAATATTGATTTACTCATTGACGCAGGTATACAATTAATATTCGGGTTAGCGGACGGATTAATAAAAGCATTACCTCGTTTGATTGAAAAAGCACCGATATTAATTGAAAAACTGGTTGTAGCTCTGACTTCGAATCTACCTAAAATAACAGCAATGGCAATCAAATTGATTGTAACTTTAGCGGTCGGAATAGTGCAGGCGATACCACAATTAATAGCAAAAGTGCCACAAATAATAGGTGCACTCGTTGAGGGGCTAAAGGCTGGCGTGTCTAGTATAGCAGCCGTCGGTAGTGATTTGATTATGGGATTGTGGAACGGCATAAGTAACATGGTGGGCTGGATTAAAAGCAAAATACAGGGCTTCGGCGAAAGCGTGCTAGGTGCGTTAAAATCGTTTTTTGGCATAGAGTCACCGTCAAAATTAATGCGTAATGAAGTCGGCAAATATATTGCTCAGGGAATAGGCGTCGGGTTTTCGAACGAGATGGATAATGTAGAAAAATCTATGATTTCGGACATGAACGGTTTGACAAGCAAGTTAGGGGTCGAGGATATTTCGTATAATCAAAGCGTATCAGGAAAAGCAAATGCAGGGTTAGTTAACGGATTGTTGTCAGCGTTAAATGTAGACAGCGAGAACGTAATAAACGTATATATAGGCGGCAAGAAAATTGCGAGCGAAATATACGACCCACTCATGAACCTGATGAGGAATCGGGAGGTGCGTGTAAATGCGTAGAATTATAATCACAGATTATGTTGATACGATAACGTTATTACCTGATTTGAAAATCGAAATAACGCCAAAGGAAATTGGAAAACAAGCCGAGATGGCAAGCGGACGTGCTGTGAAAGACGTAGTCGGGTATAAAGACCAATTAAAAATACCAGTCGGATATTTGCCGTTGGGAGACGTCAGAAAACTGCAACAAATGATTAGGCGTAATGCTGGGTATTTGACAATTTCGATTTGTAACGTAGCAGGTGACAGAACGGAAAAATATGTCGTTGAAGAGCCTACCTATACCACGTTTTCGTATGATGAAAACGGTGTCGCAGTCTGGAGAGGTGTTACAATAAATGCAACAACCGCAGAGGTGGTAACATGATACAAGTATCAGAAACATATAATCCATATACCGCAGTCAGAGATGTTGATGTAATTGTAACGCTCGAAGCGATAAGCGAAGCGGCGGCAGGAAATGCAACGTACAGCGTTAACAATTATGAGCCTATATCTAAATTGTCACAATTAAATACAGGCGAGAAACCGTCAGGGAAATACGCAACGTGTGAAAAAAATCTAGTAATGCTGGACGGTACGTGGGATTATTTACCCGACACGCTAACAAACGAAAAAATCGGTTGGTGGAGTACGTTAAGCTCGGGAGCTGACGGAAAATTTGTCTTGAATCCAACATTAACAGCGACGTTGTCACAAGATGACAGCTGTGTCGGGTTTACAATTTTTACAGATACGACGAACATAATAGATGAATTCAAAATCAAGACGTATAACGGCGATACCGAGATATATACGGAATTATTTGACGGTGGTAGTAGTACATTAATTGCTGATTTACCTGTAACAAATTTTGACAAAATCGTTTTTGAAGTTACAAAAACGAGAGAGCCACACAGACGAGTTAAGGTGTTGGGGTTTAGGTTCGGCATAATCAAAAAATGGGATAGAGACAGCATCACCAGCGCATCAATAACAGAAGAAGCGGATATATGCGGCGAGACATTACCAATAAATGAGTTAGAATTCGAGGTTGACAATTCTAACGGCGAGTTTGACCTGCTGGGAGACACGAAAAAATTCGTTTACAAAGAAGCTATGAAAAACGCTACATTGTCGGCGGATAATGTAGGGGTGCTGACCAATCTAGACAATCTAGTTAATAGCAAAACGGATATTTTCAAATATGCAACATGCGAAGATAATCTAGTAATGTTGGACGGCACGTGGAATTATTTACCCGATACATCGTTAAATGATTACGAAATCGGCGTTATAAGTCAAGAATTATCAGGCGAAGGCGGTGTTTTTGAATCGCCGCCAAGCGTAACGTATAGTTGGGGCGAAGATATCAGTATTTCGGGATTAAGATTTTATTTCGGCGACGATAATTATGCAACGTCAATTACAGTGTCAGCATACGCAAACGATATATTGGTGGATAGCGAAACGTTTACAAACAACGAACCGACGGCAGAGTTTGATTTTGCAGTAAACGCAATAAATAAAATTGTTTTTGATTTTGATAGTGTTTGTAAACAAAATCGGTATCTGAAAATATCAGAACTACAAATATTAAAATATGCTGACAGCTGGATATCGTACCTAGCCAAAGACAAAAAAATCAAAGCAGAAATAGTGGTTAACGGAGAAACAATATCAGTCGGAGAAGCGTATCGGTTTGACAGTCTGGAACAAACAAACGGCGGATTAACAGCAAAAATAACCGCTAAAGATTATGTCGATAAGCTAGATAACCAGACATACACAAACGGCATGCACGGAACAACAACGTTAAACACAGCGTTAACAAGCGTTTTGAGTGGTTCGGGGGTTGATGTAGAATATTACCCCAACACGTTAAAAAACACCGTCGTGAGCAAATCGACGCCACAAGACACTACAAAAAGAGCTGCGACTCATTATTTTGCTCAAGCTTCGTGTGCCACGTGTTTTTTGAACAGGCAAGGAAATTTAGAAGTAAAATCATTTGACGTCACACAGTATGTTGATACATTAACCATGAACGATATGTACGATAGCAACATAACCAGAATGGGCGAGTACGTCAACATGATACGTCTAACGGTAAGAGACGAATACACAGACCCTGAAACAGAAAACACCTATTTTGGCGGAAGCGGATTGTATTATAGAGAGATTGAAAACGATTGCGTAAATAGCAGTAGTGGTGTAGATGTCGCAAACTGGATTTTGGAACAAAAATCGAGAAGAATATATTTTGAAATCGAAGCTAGGGGCAATCCTGCGTTAGAATTAGGCGACACTATAAAAATAGTGACTAGAGACGGCACGGCATATTTGGCGGTGGTATATTATCAAAATTTCGTGTTCGACAGGGGCTTGAAATGTGATATCAAAGCGGTAGTGGGGGCGTGATATAAATGAGCATAATTGATGATTTAATTTTTGACCGTTCGGAAGCAAATTTGACCGCAGGCGACCCAAAAGGGAAATATGATTATGAAGATTATAATCGGGTAGGACAAGCGGTAAGTTATGTTGCAACCGAAATGAACAACGGCGGTTACAGTATAGTTGTTAATCCAAAAACAAACTGGGTTAATGGTGACGTACCTAGACAAAGCCAAATGACAACATATAGAAATAACGTACAAACAATTATTGACGCATTGGAATTGGGCAACAGCTTGCCTACAACAAACAAAAACATATTAACCCCATTAGGAGCAAATCAAATCGAAAAAGCATTATTTGACGCACATACAATTTTCAACCAGATAATGCAATGGAATGATGTAGACGACCTACACGAAACATGGGAAGAATTGGACAGCAAAAATATAAAATGGCGGTCGTATTTTTTAAGATAAGAAAGGGGCGATTTGGGAATGGCAGTTACACAATTCGAAGCAACGGAAGTTGTATCTAGAGCAAATGTCAATCAAAGAATAAATCAAATTAATGCATATTTCCCTGTGTCGGTTGCCAATGGTGGAACAGGAGCGACAACCGCAACAGGAGCAAGAACAAATCTAGAAGTGTTAAAGGCATATTCACTTTATGACAACGCAAGTGGAACACAGAGTACAATAACATTATCGGACAGTTCAGCCAACTATGGCATCATTGAATTGTTTTACAGAGACAACAGCAGCAATTATGACACTTTAAAGGTTTATAGTCCGAACGGGAAAGGCGCATTATTGTCGACAACAAGAATATCACCAAGTAGTGAGAGAAGCTGGATTAAAAGTTCGTGGGTGTCGATTAGCGATAGTTCAATTACGTGGGGCGGCGATAAAGGTCAATTAACGGTACGCAGCGATGGCGGAGAAACAACTATCGGTTCAGATCCAGTTATATGGATATGCAAAGTAATAGGCTATGCGTATTAAAATCATATGTAGGGGGCAACAAAAATGGCATTAATAAAACAAATAGAACTAGAAAACGGAATTGTAGTAAACTATCACAGGGTGGTTAGCGTTAACAATATAACAAATATCGCAAGTATTATCGAGGTTGGGAGCTATACAAGCAAAGCAAAACGGCAAGAAGAAAAAGAAAAAATAGCGAGCCACGAACCTATGGATATATTTATAGGTACGGAATATATATCCGTACCATATAATGAAACGTTAAACGTGGTAGGAGCGTATAATTATTTAAAAACTTTGGACAAATTCGCAGGTGCGGAAGATGATGAATGAGGACGTCAAAATCGAAAAACGCAGAGAAAGGGTGCGTAAATACATGAAAAAACGCAGGCAAGAAGAAAAAACAGGCCTAAAAAACAAATATGCAATGAGGATTGTTTTAACTGCATTCACCCCGACTGCATAAAATACTAAAAGGAGCGGTTTGGAAATGGCGGAAGTCAGGGACGTAGTAACACAAAATGAGGTTATATCAAAATTTTCGGAATTTATCGGTAAAGACAGTTTTTCGAGTTTGGCTTCATGTTCGACTATTGTCGGAATTTTGGTGCAGGCGATCAAAGAGATATCGCCCTTGCACCCACTCGTACTAAGTTTTATATTCTCGGCAATTATTAGCGGAATTAAGATTGTTTTGTCTGGAGATTATTCGAAAAACAACGTAACACTCGGAATAATAAATATTGTTCCAATAGCTTTGACTGCTTCGGGCGGTTATGATGTTATTTCAAAAATAACACAATAAACTTGATTTTCAGGGCAAGGCGTAGTATAATATGAAGTGAAGGTACCTTTTAAAAATGTTCGGGATTTATATTCTCGAACATTTTTTTAATTTTTTATGTTGCAAAACATTTTCGGATGCAGTATAATAATCAAGAAATAAAAATCTTAAATCGGCTATGAGGGGTAACCTCATAGTTTTTTTATTGACAAACATTTTAAAACGTGTTATTATATATAAGGACAGTCTAAATAGGCTTTGCTGGAACATAGTTTTCAGCAAAGTTTTTTATTGACAAACATTTCTGGGCGTGATAACATAAAAATGCGTTTTCATAAAGATGCCTCCCATGCAAAATTGCATGGGTTTTTTATTTTATTTTGCCAACTATACAAAATTAGTATTTTGTATAGCTCGGTTTAAAAACGGCGTAGTCAAGCCGTTTTGGCAATCTAAGATTGAAAAATATTCGGTATTTTGCACAAACAATTTTTCGGGGCTAGATATCTATATTTTTACGTTTCGAAAAATGTTATAATATATTTGCAAAATATTTTTTTGTTCAAATCCAAAAATATAACAAGTTATCAAAACAAGGGGGAATTTTTAAAATGAGACAAATCGAGACATTTCATTACACATTTTCGGGAGCTGGGGCTCATACTTTTACGCTCGGGGCAAACCCTAATTACGAGTTGTTAGTAAAAAACATGTCAGACGGGGTGATGTTGGTATCGTACGGAACGGAGATTGATACCGAGAACGATTCGTACATTTCTGTATTGCCGAAAACGGCAGAAATATTATCATACAAAGCGAGCGGCGAAAATGAAGAACAGTTGTCAATAACCGTTAGTGCAGAGTCGGCAGGAACAATCGAAATCAGAGTTGTTGATTAAAGGGGTGTGGATATGAAAAAACATAAAATTCCTATTTTTCAAAATTTGTCTAGTGGTGGTGGCGGTGCTGATGTTTCGGGAGTAACAGCTACCGCTGGCGATGTAGATACTGGCAAGGTTTTTGTAAATTCATCGGGGCAAGAAGTTACTGGAACAAGCACAGCAAAAACAGATTTGCAAAATCTAAATACAGAAGTTATAGGTTTAATTGACGGAACCGGAACGAGTTTTACTATTCCAGAGGGGACTACAAGTATTGGGGCGTATGCGTTTTATAGGGCAACCAATTTAACAAATGTAGATATCCCCGACAGTGTTACTAGTATCGGAAATAATGCGTTTCAAAATTGTTCAAGTCTAGCATTAACAAGCTTGCCAAACGGGTTAACGAGTATAGATAGTTATGTTTTTAGCGGTTGCACCAACCTAGCATTAACAAGCTTGCCAAACGGGTTAACGAGTATAGATAGTTATGTTTTTAGCGGTTGCACCAACCTAGCATTAACAAGCTTGCCAAACGGGTTAACAAGTATAGGCAGTAGTGCTTTCGATGGTTGCACCAATCTTACATTGGCGGAATTGCCCAGTGGATTAACAAGTATAGGTGGGGCAGCGTTTTACGGCTGCACAAAATTAACCTCACTGAGCTTGCCTAGCGGATTAACAAGTATCCCAAACAATACGTTTAAAGCTTGCACAGGGTTGACTACCGTAACATTCAAAGGCACACCCACAAGCATAGGGGTTAGCACTTTCGGCGGTTGTCCAAATCTAACCACAATATATGTACCATGGTCGGAAGGCGAGGTTGCAGGAAGCCCCTGGGGTGCCGTGAACGCAACGATTGTTTATAATCATACGGCATAATCTATATTACGAAAATCAAAATTAAGATAAAGGAGAAACGAAACGATGAAAAAAGAGCCAATGTGGAGATTAACAGCAGATGAGGGTAAATTAATAACAAACGGAACAATAACGGGAACAGTTATTGACGTAGCACCGAATAAAAATCCTGATGAATTTTACGAAATTGATGAATCTGAAAACAATGAGGGCGGTGAACAGAATGGCTAAGGTGTTTCTTGGCGTCGGACATGGCGGTTCTGATCCAGGAGCAGTAAAATATGTAACGGAAAAAACAGTCAATCTAGAAATGGCACTCGCTTGCCGTGATTATCTCGTCAAAAACGGAGTTGAAGTGAAGCTATCTAGAGAACGTGACGAAAACGACCCATTAATTGACGAAATAAAGGAATGTAATTCATATAATCCTGATTTAGCGGTTGACATTCATAATAACTCGGGCGGTGGAAAGGGTTTTGAGGTTTACCATTATTCAAAAGGCGGAACATCAAAAACATTAGCCCAAAACATCGAAGCTGAAGTTAAGGCAATCGGACAAAACTCAAGGGGTTTAAAAACTAGATTAAACTCAAACGGAACGGATTATTTCGGGTTTATAAGACAAATCAAAGCACCAAGCGTTATTTGTGAGGGCTTTTTCGTCGATAACATCGAAGATGTCGTAATCGGAGATACAATCGAAGAACAAAGGGCATTCGGAATTGCATATGCTAAGGGCATTTTGAAAACGCTCGGAATTACACCTAAGCAAGAAACAAATAATGATGCTGGTAATAATTCAGACACTATTTATAGGGTGCAAGTCGGAGCGTTTAAAGATAAAGCAAATGCAGAAAAACTCGTTGCGGAGTTAAAAAGCAAGGGGTATTCGGACGCATATATAAAATAAAAGGGGAGCGTAAAACGACGCATGAAATTACAAAAAATAAAATTATCTAAACTCAAGCCATACGAAAAAAACGCAAGGAAGAACGATGAAGCGGTCGAATACGTAGTCAAAAGTATAGAGCAATGCGAATACATTGCTCCTATTATAGTTGATGAGAATTTAGAGATATTGTCAGGGCATACCAGATACAAAGCCTTAAAAAAGCTCGGATACGACGAAGCGGAGTGCGTAATTAAAGAGGGGTTGACCGAAGAGCAAAAGAAAAAATATAGGTTATTAGACAACAAAACAGGCGAATTTGCCGAATGGGATTACGACCTATTAAAAGACGAACTCGAGGGGTTGGACTTTGGAGACCTCGATATTGATTGGGGTATATATGACGATGTCGATGCGGATTTAGACGATGAAAACAGATATACTGATGTTATTAATATACCTCAATACACACCAACAGGCGAAAATCCTGATTTATCGGAATTGCTGGACAGCGAAAAAACAAACGAGCTGTTGGGTGAAATCGAACAAGCAGACGTGCCTGAAGAAGTAAAAAAGTTTTTGACTATGGCTGCGTACAGACATAATGTTTTTAATTATAGCAAAATAGCAGAATATTACGCACATGCAGACAAAAACACGCAAGAGTTAATGGAGAAGTCGGCACTCGTAATTATTGATTTAGATGACGCTATTAAAAACGGATTTACACGGTTGCGTGACGAGCTGGAGGAATTAAAGGGGGATTAATTATGCTCAAAAATTTTGCGATATTTATACTATCCCACCAACGAGCAAGAAGTCTGAAAACACTAGACGCGTTAGTAAAATGCGGTTATACTGGTGACGTATATATAATAGTAGATGACATGGACGAACAACTAAACGAGTATAAATACATTTACAGGAATACAGCGGTCGTTTTTAGCAAAAAAGAGATGAAGAAAAAAACAGACAGTTGCGATAATTTTGGTAATTGGGCGACACCTTTATACGCTCGGAATTTTTGTTTTGATTTGGCGAAAAGTAAAAACCTCGATTATTTCATCATGGCTGACGACGACATAACGGATTTAAAACATGTATATGTAGACAACGACGGAAAATTCAAAAGGAAAAGCATAAAGGATTTAGACTCGGTAGTCGAAAAATTAATAGAATTTTCGAAATGCAATAATAATTTGGATTGTATTTCATTTGCGTTGAATGCTGGGTATTTTGGGGGCAAAAACGGACAATATAAAAACGGCATAAAAAGAGAAGTACAATGTTTTATGCTTTGGAAAACGGCATCGGGTGCGAGATTTTTAAGCACTAAAAATGAAGATTTAAATATCACAATTAAACACTTCGACAAATTGATGTTTACCGTTTTTGATTTATGTTCGTGCAGCCCGAAACGAGCCACAAATGCTGGGGGCATAAATTATGATAGTGATTACGAAAACAGTGCGTATTCTTTGATTATTGCACCGTCGGCAATAAAAATATTAGAAAACGGAAAGATGAGCAAATCAAGCAATAATCTATATCCGAAAATCCTAAGTGGGAGCTACAAGAAATGACAGAAAAAGATTTTGCGGTTTTTGTTTTGAGTCACGGCAGGGCAGATAATGTTGTTACAATAAAAACATTACGCAGTTGCGGTTACAAAGGTAAGATTTACGTCGTTATAGATAATCTCGACCCACAAATAGATAAATACAAAGAAAAATACGGCGACGACGTGATTGTCTTTGATAAAGAAAAAGAAGCGGAAAAGGTAGATACATTTTCAAACAACAAAAAGCTGAAAGTGATTTTATACGCTCGGAACGTCTGTTTTGATTTAGCTAAAAAATTAAACCTAAAATATTTTTTAGAATTGGACGACGACTACACGGCATTCCAATTCAGATTTGCGGACAAAGGAAAGCTAAAACACAAAAAGTGCGTTAATCTGGATAATATATTCGAAAGCATTTTAAAATTCCTTGACGTGTCTGGGGCATTAACGGTAGCTATGGCTCAGGGCGGCGATTATATCGGCGGCGTTGGTTCTAGGGTTTTCAGAAAAAAATTAACTCGAAAAGCGATGAATTCGTTTTTTTGTAGGGCTGACAGACCTTTCAGATTTCGGGGCGAAATAAATGAAGATGTAAACACATATACATTGTTAGGTTCGCAGGGCAAATTGTTTTTCACACTCGGCATGATAGGTTTGGAACAAGGCACAACACAGCAAAACAAAAACGGAATGACGGACGTATATCTAAAATACGGAACATACGTAAAATCGTTTTATTCGGTTATGTGTATGCCTTCGGCTGTTAAAATAGCCACAATGGGCGTTACTGACAGACGAGTACACCACCAGATAGTCTGGGAAAATTGCGTGCCAAAAATTATCAGCGACAAATATAAAAAATAGAAAGCGGATCTCCTATCTGGGAACAGTGGGAGACCGTTTTTTTGTTTTGTAACATTATACAAAAACGCTTGCAATATTTGCTTGCCTTTTTCTTAATTATTTTTTCAAAAAATGTTGACAAAATGGGTTCATTGTGTTATAATATATACATAAGGTAGGGAATACAAAATAAAAAAATTAAAGGGGTTCGATATTATGAGCAAATATTTAGACATTGAAATGAAAACAGTAGTAAACAACAGCAATGTAGAAAAAATTAAAAAAGAAATACCTGCAGAAATCATAATTTGGGCAGACACAAAAAAATTAAAAGAAGCATTAAAAGATGTATCCAAATTTAGTTTTTCCCATGGCGACTGCGAGATTAATGTCGTGAGCTATCTATTCGGAAAATGCAATATTTGCGGTTTGAAAGTAGAAGAAATAAAACAAGCAATCGAGGAAAAAATTAAGAAAGAATTAGAACGCAGATAAAAATAAAAATTAAAAAACGAAGGAGCAAAAACAATGATACTACACGAAAGATTCTTAAAAGCAAAACAGGATTACGAATTTGACAGTAACGGAGATAACGGAATAAACGAATTAATTATGTACGCATACTATTTAGGCAGGCACGAAGTAGCAAAAGAATGTTGCGACGAAGCAAGAATAATATTTGAAGAACAGCAAAAACGTGCTAAAGAATGTAGATACTATAAATTGGCGGAAAAGGTGCAAGGTAATATTGGCGGAATATATCACGGCGATTACAGCAGAGATTTTGTGGATATGTTCAAGGACGACGAAATCAAGGGGGAATTATAAATGCGTAAAATAGGCGGCACAATAAACGTTTACAAATTTGAAGAATTAAAATATTACGCTAAAAAATGGGCGATAGGGCATTATTATAAATTAGGCGACGGCGAAAATCTGGATTCAGAAGAGCGGAGAAAAGCAGCCGAATATTTTGAGGGGGTTGAGTTTTTTGAGGACGGAACGGTTTACGAAGAAGTTTAAAAAATTTTCAAAAAAGTGTTGACAAATTGGGTTCATTATGATATAATAATAATGTAGGGGGAAACCTACAAAAATAAAAATTAAAAAAGGGGTTTGATAACATGACCAAATATTATTATTTCGACGGTGCGGTAGATGTAGAAATTAAAGTTGACGAGAATGGAAATTACACAGCTTCGGAAACTCGTACCAGAGCGAACGGATTGAGGATATGCGTGAATTCAAACGCAGCCGAGATTAAATTAGAATTGTCGGGCGATGAAGTGATATTGCCTATAAATGACGATGCTAAAAAACAGATTGATGATATGTTCAAAAAATTCTACGAAAACTCACAAAAATAAAAAATGGAGGTACAAACATGAATTATTTCCAAAATTGTAAATGCGTTGAAGATTTGAAAAAAGAATTCAAACGGCTATGTTTGCGGTATCATCCAGATATAAGCACAGAGCCAAACGCAAATGAAATCATGAAAGAAATTAACGGTCAGTATGATAGCATGTTCGAGAGGTTAAAAAACGTATTTCGAAACAAAGACGGTGAAACGTATGAAAGTAAAAAAACGGTAAGCGAAGCACCAGAAGATTTTCGAAATATAATAAGCAAACTCATAATTCTGGACGGGCTAAAAATCGAATTAATGGGGCGTTGGATATGGGTCAGCGGAAACACTAAGGAACATAAAGAGATTCTAAAAGCGTTGCAATTCAGGTGGTGCAAAAATAAAGGTGCGTGGAGTTGGCACAGACCAGAAGACAGTACATATTCGAAAGGCGATAGCACGTTAGATGAAATAAGAGAAAAATACAAATCGACAGAATACAGCAAAAACACCAGAAAAGTAACCGCACCAAATTACCAAGTTGTGGTTGCATAAAAGGGGGCAAAACAGATGTTGACAAAACGAGAATATTCAAAAATAAAAGAAATTTGCCGCCTAACAGATATAACAGTAACAGACATAATGGCGTGTGTCGATTGTTACAGAAAGCTGATAGACGACAAAGATTATCACAAAGCAAGGACAATCAAATATGTATTATATACTATAATGCGGCAAAATGCAACCGACATTAATTTGGTGTCTAGAATTAAAAATGCAATTTCGGAAATGAGGGCGTTCGAAAAATTATTTTCGTACGAGAGATTAGAGAGTGGAGGTGACAAATATGCAAAAAATAATAGACAACAAGTTATATGATACAGATACAGCGTGTTGCATTTGTGAGCTAACCGAAAACGGCAGTTATAGTGAAAAGTACATAGCGTTATACAAAACGGATAACGGCAACTATTTTTTTGAAGGTACATTCGGGTTAGAACCATGCACAAAAAGCGACGCTAAGGAATATTACCTCTCGCAAATCGACGGCAGAAAAAATTGTTATGAAGATTACGCCGACGAATTCGGGGACGATATTGAAAGAGCTTAAAATAAAAGGGCGGTTATCTTAACCGCCCAACACCAAAAGAAAGGCGGTGACAAAATGTTTGAAGACCTACCAGGTTATGACGCATGGTTAACAAATCCCGATAAATACGAAACAGAGCCAGCGGTTATAGAACAGTGTTATTGGTGCAAAGAAGATTTGTACGAGGGCGACGAATGCTACTTCATGAACGGCGTATATTATTGCAAAGAATGCATTGAAGAAGCAAGAGTGACGCTCGACGCTGAGGAAGAACCGCATTGGGAGGAGGGCAGATAATCAATGCGAACAACAAATAAGCTAAAGGAAAAAATCAAAGAAAAATGCGGAAATACTACAAATTTCGCAATACTCATAAACCATTCCCGAAGCGGCGTATACAAGATAATAAACGGAAAACGCAAGGGCAGTACCGAGTTTTGGCTACGCACGCAACGTGTTTTGAAGATAGCGGACAAAGACATGTGGGAATACATGAACACAAATACAAAAGAGGGCGAGGGAAAATGCAGAGAAGCAAAAAAATAATATCTATTAGACAACTACCGATTATAGAACAGGCACTAGACGAAATAAGCAAATCGATTGATTTGGAGATAAAAAAAGCTAAAGAGCTAGTGCCAATCGACCCAAGCAAAACAACATCGAGTTTGAAAAAAATACGAGCAAAATTAAAAAAGGATTTTGATTTTATCGAATTGCAGCGGAAAGCGGTTAAGTCAGAAATAATGAAACCATATCTAGAATTCGAGAGTATTTACAAATCAAAAATATCCGATAAATACAAAGAAGCCGACAACTATTTTAAGAACAAAATCAGCGAGATTGAGTCAGAAGTAAAAACGGAAAAAGAAATCAAAATAAAAACATATTTTGATGATTTAACGGCAGCCAAAAACATATCGGGTATAGATTACGAAGATTTGAAAATCGATGTTAAAATCAGCGGAAGCCTGAGAAGTTACTATGAGCAAGTCAAAAACAGGGTAGAAAACATAAGTAATGATTTTGAAGCCATAAATGCCCTAAATTTAGACGAAAATCAAAAATACGAATTCATATTGGAATACAAGAAAACGTTTGATTTAACAGGCACAGTGCTAAAGTTAGAGCAAAAGCGGAAAGACATCGAAAAGTTAAAGGAAAAACAAGAAAAACCGAAAGAAATTCTGGAAGCACCCGAAGATGACGAAATTTTCGAAATGACATTTACGGTGCGTGGCACTAAGAAAAAACTAAAAGCATTAAAACAATACCTAATCGAAAACAAATTAATCTGAATGGAGAAACGAAAAAAATGACAAAAGAAATAATAAAAAAAGCAAAAACAAACGAAGAAAAACCAATGGACAACGCAGTAATTAGATTTGAGGTCGACGGACAAGAAGTCAAACTTTCAAAAAAATTATGTCAAGAATACATAGTCAGCGGGGGTGGGGAAATTTCGGATTCTGAATTCAACTTTTTTATGACGCTGTGCCGCAAAATGAAGCTAAATCCATACGCTAAGGATTGTTATATAATCAAATATAATAGCAAAAACGGCTATGACACACCAGCAACAATAGTAACATCTAAAGATGTAATTTTCAGACGTGCAATGTCACATCCTGATTTTGACGGATTGGAAAACGGCGTTATTGTAGAAACAGAAAACGGAGAAATAACCGAACGGAAAGGCGGATTCGTTGCTAAGTCTGAAACACTAGTCGGGGCATGGGCGAAAGCATACAGAAAAAGCGTACAATATCCGTATTACATTTCGTTATCGTTAGATGAAGTAATTCAGAAAAAAGCCGACGGAACAGTAAACAAAATGTGGTCGACAAAGCCAGCCATGATGTCAATTAAGGTTGCAAGCGTACGTGTATTAAGAGAGATGTTTACGGAAGAGTTGCAAGGACTATACGACGCAGATGAAATAAAACAAGAGCCGACAAAATCAAGCGGATTTACGGTTGAAGATGTAAAGAGTGAAGAACCGCAATTCGTTGATGTTGATGTTGAAACAGGCGAAGTTATCGAAGATAAAAACAAAATAGATTTAGCGGATTTATAGTCCGCTAAATCTAAGAGGGGAGCGAAACGAAAGTGTATAAAGCGATAACAAAAGAAGACATAGCAAACGAGAATACCGTATATTACGAAGCGATAATGTTGGCTGAACATCTACTTTACGACATTATCAATAATGAAAAAACTTGGAACAAATTCAAAAAGTTGAGTTGGCTCAGCAGCGGAGTTTTCATAAAAAAATGTATAGAACACGTAGCAGGCATACAAGGCGGTTATTTTGATAGATTAAGTCCAGAGCAAATTGATTATATTAAGTCATTCGCCAGCAATATCATATTTTTTGCGTTCACTGGGGAAGAATTCAGGAGCATAGATGCTGAAAGAGAAAATCTGAAAGACAAAAAATTTTTTGTCGAAAGCATAACTGGAGATATACTCTCAAACTTGATTACGTTCGACAAAGCGTATTATAGAATGAACGGCAAAATAGATGTAGAAATAAAAAGGAGATGAAAACCAATGACAGAAAAAGAAAGAAAAATAAAAGAACTAGTTGTATTTGCGTTCAAGATGATAAACGACTATAAACAATGCGATTTTTTAAGGCGGTGGGTAGATTTTAGCGGCAAAGACGAGTATTGCAGAGAATTGACGGTAAAGTATTTAGCTTCGGAAGCGGCAGAATTTGAAGAAGCTGGATTAATACCGAAAGTACCTGAAGAACAAGACCCGATATTGCGTGTTATAAGGGATTTAAACGAAGGGGGCGATGAATAATGATAGTTGTAATTTACGTGTTATTGGTTGTATTGCTACTGTACATCGCATATTTGCAGTATCAAAGCGTTGCAGACACAAAAAGGTTTATGGAGATCGTTGAGTATACAAACAAACGTATTGATTTGTTGGAAGCGAAAGACGAAGAAGCAAAAAGAGAGGCAGAAAATGAACAATAAAATTGACGAAGAAAAAATAACGCAAGCACTTTTGCTTTCGGATTATGCAATGCATTTGCTTGCAATGTTGTCTGAAAAGGATAACCAAGCGGACTTGATTGAATGCATTAAAAATCCTAGTGATGAAAACATGCAAAATATAGCCATGCGTTACGTGGCACCACTAGCAGTGGAATATATAAAAAGGGGAATTGATATAAATTCAGTTGTCGATGATGATGAGTTAAGAAAAGAAATGAAGCGTTTTTTTGAACTTATGGACGAATTTGAGGTGAGTGAACATGAATAGCGAAAATGAAATAACACAAGTACAAATTATGGCAAATTACGCACTTCGGGTGTTTGATTTTGCAAAAGATAATAAGTACGCAAAAAAATTGATTGATGATTTTTTCGAAGCCCCTAATTCAAACAATATGTTTTGCTTATTTCTCGATTTGTTATTACC